TGAAAAATCCAATACAATTGAACAATCTTCAAGTTGACCGAAATTTGCAGCACCTGATGGTTGTAATAATAAAGGAAATATAGCAAATGAATATATGTATTCTCCCGGATTAATACTAGGTATATATCTAGCATATGGTGTAACATCAGTATAATATTTTTCAGATTTATAATGTTCACGATCTCTACCATTAAAAACTAAACGTATTTGACTAAAAACAGGATTTATATTAATCATTGTTCCAGTTAAATCCCTTAAATTATAACCATGATTATTCCAATCAATTATATCTTGTGGTTGTTGTGTAGATGTATTGACAAATTTAATTGTCCAAAGCAAAAATTTAACTGGTTCTGTTAGTGCATTTAAACTAATACTAATTGATGTTGTAGTTGGTATTATTCTAGATATATTATTTGTACTATTATTAATAATACTATTTTTTATAATATCAGAAGGTCTAACAATAGTTTGATTAACAAATACAAATCTATCAAACAAATATTGTAACTTACTATTAATCATACGAAAACGTTCATCTTCTTCTAAATATATATATTCACATTGCAATGAAACTTTAAATTTAGGTATTGAAGTAAACAACGAATGTGGATCAGTATATAAAATATTAGATAATTCATTAAGTTTAATTTTAAGAATAGTTTGTGAATAAAGCATATTAATAAGTGGCAAACTAGAACCCATATTTCTACAAAAATAAAATTTTAATGGAACAATTAATTGATTTAATTGTCTTGTTTGATTACTAATTGTATACATTTCCTTTATATTTCCAATCATTATATTATAACCTCTATTATGATCTTTTTTATCATAAAATTTATGTAAAAAAGGCATTAAATCACTATTAAAAGTTTCTATATCTTGACCACAAATATTTAATTTTATTTCTTGTATAATTCGATGTCCTAATTCTTTGACCCAAGCATATTCTGGTGTACCAGAAGTTATTATATTTAAAATTGTTTTTTCCAATTTTGTATTAATTTTAGGTGTTCCTTTAGTTGTTGGGTACAATAAAATATTAGTGGATGGATTTATTATAGGGTTAGTAAAATTATTTGGTGTTATTAAATTAGAATAATTACTTATTTTTAAAAATAAATTTAAATTTGTCTTAATATTATTATTTAATAAATCAGATAATTTTTCCAAAAAAACTATTGGTATGTTATCAATAAGATTTGTATATAAAAATAAATTATTGTATTTTAAAATTTGATCTGCTAAATATGTCAAAACATCATTACATGTCGAATAATTATTATAATATTTAAATGAATTTGAATCATTATATAACATACTCGGTTTAATATTTAATAAAAATTTTAATACAATGCTAATTAAAGGTAAAAAATATTTTACATCATCAATAGTATTATTTAAAGCTTTAGAATTCCAAGATACAGGTGATTTAGCATTATTATTAATATTTTGATAATTTATAATTTGTGTATTTATTTTGCTCCACCATGTGTGTAAATTTGGAAATTGATAGCTTAAAAATGAATTAGTATAATTACCGTCACTACCTGCATTATTTAATGATTCAATTAATGTTTCGATATTAAATAAAATATTATTTTTTATTATTGTTCGATTTGTAGTTATATTATTAACAAAATAATATGTATTATTACTATAATTTGTTGATTTTATTGTTCCTGTTGAATCAGGATAGTATTCAAAATTATCAGATATTATCAAGTCCATTTGAGATATATATTTAGAAAAAATAAATAATACTGTGTCATTAACAATTAATTTTTGTGAACTATTATTGTTTTTTATATATTTTGATAATGTATGAAATTGATAATCACGAATAGTTTGATTTGCATAATTGTATAAAAAATCTTCTCTATTTTTTGTAGAAAAAACTGTTTGTGATAAACCTGAAGAAAGTGGAATTATTGATGAACTGTAAATAATATTGTTATAATCTTCTTTAATTTGCAAAATAGAATTCAATGTTTTGTAATTTGTATATATTGATATATAATATTGAATCAAATCACTAATATATGTTTGAATTTTGCTTATTAAATTATAATATGTAGAAGAATTATTTGGAAGTCTATAAAAATCATAACCAATGTTCGATACTGGTGAATAAGAAGAAATTGAAGAATCTAAATTATCTGGATATGGATTAGTTTCAGTATAATATGTATAATTTGTATTTAAAAGTGATATTTGAATATTATTAAATCCAACAGCTGTACTAGAACTAGTTGTATCAATAATATTATAACTAATTGTTGAATTTTCTAAATTTGAAATCAATATTAAACCATCAACTGATAATGAAAATACATAATTTGTTGAATTATAATTATAATTTAATATATTTAATGATTTAATTTCTTCTAAATAATTATCATAAAATTTTTCGATATATTTGTATGTATCATGCAATGTAGGCATAAAATTATATATTTGCATAAAATTATATATTTGCACAAAAAAATTTAATAATTTTTGAAGATATAATTGTAATAAATATAAACCTGTAATATTTGAATCTGATAAGGGATTTGGTGGATTATAAATATAATCAGATGAAATATAAGCTGAACATGTATTAATAAACTGTTGTAAAAAATTTGTTTGACCGTACAAAAAATTTTGTGCATATAAATTCAAATAAATTTTGCCAAATTCTTCTAATTTTGAATTATTTTCAATATTTGGACTAACTTGATTGTTGTACAAAACGGACAAATCTGTTGATAATGTAGTTGTATAATATAAATTATATTCATATGCTAAACAATTTAATGATGACGACGTAATATTTGAATATATATTAGTTGGTTTACTTAAAGCTAAATTAATTGTTTGATTTGTTGTTGTTGTTGATGTATTTGTTCCAATTTTAATGTTATTTGTTAATATTGTTCCACTTGTTTGAAAATCATTTACATCATTACTAAATAAACAATTAAAATTAATTAAATTATAATAATAACTGACTGATTTTATTTTAATAATAATACAATTCAAATCAATGACATTTGATAATGAAGAATATATTTGATTATTTGATGTACTATTGGTAAAAAAATTTGAACTATAGTAATCAGTAGCATATAATGTATTAATTAATTTTAATATATTTGTTGTTGTATTATCTAAAATTATTAATTGATAATTTATGTCAAAAAATAAATTTGTTAAATTTATAAGATATAATTGTAATAAATAATTTCCTGTTATTAATATTGGTCTAGATGGAACATTAGTATAAATTATGTTTGCATATTCTAATAAATATGTTGTAATAGTACTTGTAAAATTTGATGTTCCATACACATCAAATAGAATTTGTGCATATTGTATTAAAAATATTTTACCAAAATATAATATTTGAATATTGTTATAAGAATCTATTAATATTTGGTTATTTGGTAAAGTAATTGTGTTTGAATTTGAAGAAACATAATTATATGATAAAACATAATTTGAAATTGTAGAATTAATAGATGACGCAATTGTATTAGAAAAAATAATACTTGGATATGGTAAAGATATAGGTATATTGTATGTTTGTGTTATAGTATTTTCAATAAGTGGTTCATTATCTGTCGGTAATTTATAATTAAAATTATAAATATTGTAAAAATAATTAGTTTCATTGATATTTAAACATAATGTTTCCAATAATTTAATTTTTGCAGAATTATCTGTATAAAAAATATTAACATATTCTAAAAATGTGTTGTTTACTGAAATAACAATATTTTCTGACATAATTAATTTGTAAATTGGAACATAATATAATATAAAAAAATATGATATTACATTTTTAAGATACAATTGTATTAAATAATCTCCTGTTATTATTGATGGTACTATTGATTGATATTCAATATTTGCATATGATAAAATAAATGATGTAAATTCTTCAATAAAAAATATTGAATTTAATTCTTCTGATATTATAGAAATATCAAAACTTGATGTTGTATTTAAAATACAAAACAAACTGTAGATATTTGTATTACCTGATGAATTAATAGCAATCATAAATTTTTTTCCAAAAATAACTAACTCTTCAGTACTAAAAATACCGTTAAAAAAATTAAAATTTATTGTATTTGGATTATATGTAATATTTGTTAAATCATAACTATTGGAATTAATTGTCACTGGATTTAAATTAGTAATTTCTTTGTAATTATTTGTATAATAATTAACAGTTGAATTAGTAAATTCTGCAGTTTGATAATTTAACAATAAATTTTCTAAATATTTTTGTATAACATTTGTATATGTGATATACAAATTATTAAATGATGATAAATAAGTAATATTTGTATATGCATATAATGCATCAGAAAAAGTTATAGTATTATTAATAATATTATTTGCATAATCAGATAAAAATCCAATACCAAAATTTGTTAAACTTGAATTTTGATTTGATATTTTATTTTGTAAATTTGTTATTTGATCTCTTTGTTGATTTAAAAATTGATATATTATTTGTGTTATTTGTGTTGATTTATTGCTATTTGTATATGTAGGAGGTAGGGTTGTATCTCTAGAATTAGTATCAAGAGTAAAAAATGATAAAATATTATTGTATGTTGCTACAAATAATTTATAAAATTCTGATAAATATTGCCATACTAAAATATCATATTGTGTATTTATTGTGTAATCTACATTATCAATAAAATTAATATTTGTTGAATAATTTAAAATATAATTTAAAATATCATTAAATCTTTTTGTAAAATAATTTGTTTTATTTATTATTGATAAATAACCAATACAAAATAAAAATTTTACACCAAATGTATCAAAATTATCGTCATGTGATAATTGTGTAGGATAATTATAGGTAAAAAAATCATAGACATTTTGTAAAATTTTTGTATCAATAGTTATTGTCGGTAAAATTAAAGGTGGTGATTGAACATTATTTGAATTATATTTATTACCATCATATTTTATTGTGGATTGTGTATTACCTATAAATATTTGTGATGTAATCATTATTTGTATTAAATTATTAAATTGAATTGAAATATTTTGTGAACTTGAAAAAGGAGTTAATATATTTATAAATTCAGTTTCTATATAATTAAATACTTGATTTGCCAATAAACCAATATTATTAGTATAATAATATTTTGATAAAACATCTGAATTCATAAATGAATTATATTCTTTTATATATGATTTTAATACATTATTCCAAATTGAAGATAATCCATCACTTATAGTTAAACTATTTGAAATAGAAAAAATAGAATTATTTGTATTTATACCAAATAAAGTATTTCCATTATTTACATAAAGATTATAACTGGAAATATTTGTCGAATTGAAACAACCTATAACTTCTGCAATAACATTTTGTATTGTTGAAATTCTACCATTTGAACTATTATTAATAATGTAAGTTGTAATTGAAGATAAATTTGACTGTAATACACTGTCCAAATTTGCATAAACATTTGTTAATGTAGAATCTTGTAAAATAGCAGCATTTAATTTATTTATTTGTTCAGTAAAATATTTTTCAGCAAAAATAGCCAAATTTAAAACATTTAAAATATTTTGTTTATTATTTGTAATATTTCCATTATCTCCAATTGTAATATTATTAATATAATATTTTAGATCATGAAAATTTGAATCAATATAATTGTTAATTTTTGTTATTACATATTTATATTGATTATATGTTATACCATTTATAACAAAAGATATATTTGATGGATAATTTATAAAAGACCAAATATATGGTGCAAATGTTGTTTTAAAATTTTCGTCTGTCAAATAATTTTGTAAATTATTAAATATAGTATTTGAATCAGCATAATTTGGAGTAATTGTATTATTTGTAATAAATTGCACCGCAAGATTATTATATATATTTAAATATGTATTACATATCCAATCAATCGAAGTATATTTTAAATTTCCGACATCTGTAAATAAATAATTTCCTGATGAATCTATAATATATTTTTCATGTATATCTGTGGTATAAATTGTCTTTTCGGGAAATAATGTTTCTCTTCTAAATAAATTAGTTGCAATATAGTTAGTTGTTGATGATGCATATGATGTTACTAATTGTTCAATATAACTGTTATCAACAACTGATATTGGAGGTACTGATGATGGATTATATTTTAAAATTATACCTTCGACAATCCTTTGATATAATGAAATTTTTAAATTTAAATTTGCTCCTATTGGATAAGGTATATTATTTCCATCAGTATCAACAGGTTGTGTTTGATTAGGGGATGAACTAAATTTCCATAATCCAGACTCATATGTTAATTCGTCACCGTCAATAAAATTAAAAGTATTCATAAAATTATAAAATAAAATATTACTAGAATCAGCATCAGAAATAAAACTAAAAATTGAATTCTTTAGTTGTAAAAAAACATTGTGCATTAAAATTGGAATATCTCTTACTACTAAATATGGAACATAATTTATTAATGCAATTTGTTTGTATGAAGTACTAAAATAGTTAACATAATTTAACGTCGTGTCAACAAATGATGAATTTATAAATTTATTTAATCTATTTGTTAAAATACTACTACTAGGTGATAATGTTGTATCAACAGTTAAATTACTAAAAAGTGTAAATGAATTAAGATATTCTCTATAAATAGAATTTTGTAAAATTTTTTGTGCATCAGAAAATAATATTGGTATATTACTAATTAAATAATTATTAAAAAAATTTGTTACAGTTGATGGAATATTTAATGTTGTTGTTGGATTTAATGACGATAAAACATTATCATTTAAATTTGTATAAACACTGTTATAAACAACACTATATACATCACCTATTGTGTTGTATGTACCCTGAGATAATGTAAATACTTTATACAGTCCAATAATGTAATGATTAGATGATTGATATGTGCCATTATTAATAAAATTTAAAATATAATTAAATTGATAAAAATTAAGAACAATATTCCAATAAATATTTAATAAAATATTTGATGTTATTGTTGTATTATTATTAATTGTTATTAAATCAGTTACTGTAGATATGTATTGTGAATATGAAATATATGAATCTGTTTGTGAATAGGGTATTATATCTAAAATTGATGTATCTATATAATTTTCATATGAATTTGTTATAATTTTGTTAAAATATAATTGAGTTGAAGATATATTATTTATATTTTTAATTGATGAATTATTATATGAATCAATAATTTGATAAATAATCATGTTATCTAATACACCCAAATAATTTGGATCAAATGTATTTGTACCTGATCCTGGGTTATTTGGTGTCGTTCCATTATAATTTGCAATTGGATAAATATAATTTGATGGTGTTGTCACTGTATTTATTGTTGTTGTATAATTTTGTAATATATGTAATAAATAATAATTATACATTATAATTCTAATGTCATCACCATTTACTAATTTAGTAACATTTTGAGGAAATAGTAATTTATTTCCATTTATATCATTAATAAGTGACACTAAACAATTATAAAATAATGATAAATAAAAATTTACAACCAATTTAGAAAACACACCTGTACTAATAGGTAATATCGGAAATGTTTGAACTAAATCAGTATATAAATTATTAATAATATTTTTTGTTACATTATCATTTGAATTTATAAAAGAATCATTAGCTGGATAATTATTTATAAATTTTACCATTAAATTTTGCAATATATTTCTGCCATTATGTGCATTGTAAATATTAGAAAATGCATCAGCAGATATTATATAATATTTTTGTTGCATTAAACTAGACATAAAATTAGTTTGAATTATTTTTGAACCATTTAAAAAATATAAACTTATTAAATTAGTTATTCTTATATTTTGTAAAATATTATTATCTAAATATTGATTGTTTAAAATATTTGTTGCGTTTGTTGTTAAAAAATTATATGTTTCATTAAATAAATATATTTCTAAATTATTAACTAATTTTGTATGATTAATTGCAACGTAATTTGCAATCACATATTTTAAATTTATCACACAAATATCTATTAAATTTTGTTGTGTTATGTTTGAATTTGGAATATTATTATTTGATAATGCATTATTTATTATATTTTTTTTAAAATCATATATCGTTACTGAATTACTTGTAAAAAAATTATCAATAAAATTATTTAATGATGGTATATTTATATTATTTAAATTAAAAATATATGTCATTATAAGATTTCCAAATGTATTAGATGTATCTTGTAAAAATAATTCAATTAATGAAGATATATATGGATTTGAAGTTTGATAATTTAATACATAATTATCCGTAAAATAAAATGGCGTTAATTGATTTATAAAATCTGCATATTTTTCATTAGTTGTATTTGCATAATATGAATCTATAATTTCAGTATTCAATTCATTTAATATAATATTATTATAATATTGTAATATTTCTGTTTTATTATCATTTAATGCCGTATATAATATTGTATTTAATATAGGTAATCCATTTATTAATTCGAATAAAATTTTATTTTCAAAATTATGTATTGTAGTTAAATTTTGTATAATGAAATTTTTTAAATAATCATTAAAATTATACAATGCAATGTTATAATTTATTATTTTTTGTTCAATTGAAACATTTGGAAACATATAATTTTTTAGTAATGTTGCTATAGTATTTTCATCGTCATATAATAATTTATTGATAATCTCTTGAATAAATTCAATATTTATATTCGGTATACTGTCAATTAAAGTGAACTTATATTCAGATAAGTTATTATTATCAAATAATAAATTGTTTTGATATATTATAAAATTATCCTTATAATAACCTTCAATATTTTGAAAATTAATTAAAAGTAAATAAAGAATATTATCTAATTCGATATTACCATATATTAATACATTTTCAAAAGTTTCAAGTTGTGATGAAAATATAGTCATAAAATCATCTATAAAATTTTTAAATATTATTGAATCTGTTGATGGAATAATATTTTTTGTATTTTCAAAAAAATATTTTTTTAGTGCAAATCCTATTGTATTTGATGAATCCGCGAGTAAACAATTATATATGTATGCATTTGAAGGATTTAAATTTATACATGAATTAATATAGGCAATTGGAAAAACAAACGGAACAATATTTGAGTAAACTTGTAAATGATTTTCGTTGTAGTACGAAATAATATGTGTTTGATTATTTAAAAGTGAATTATGTATAATATTATTTAATGTTGTATGAAACAAATCTGCAAAGTGTAAAGTTATAAAGTTTGATTCTATGTTTGTTAAATGTGTTTGTGTTGTTGTTAATAAGTAATAATTAAATCTAGTTAACAATAAATTATAATAATTATAGTTATTAACATTATTTAATATTTGAGAATTTATTGTACTTATAATACTATTATTATTATTATTAGTTGTTGCATTATTATAATCAGACAATGTAACAATAATGTCACTATTATATGAATTTTTAATATTGTATGAATTTAATATTGAATTTATATATGTAAAAGTAGGAGGATTAAAATGTAAATTTATTTTTGGTAAATCAATTATTAAATTTATTTTATGTAATAAATCACCTTTTCTTTGAATTTCAAAAATCAAATCTTCGCCTGCCAATGTTTTTCCTTTAGTTGATAAAGTAATACTTGGTGCTAATGAAAAATTTGAATGTCTTCTATATACTATTTTAAATAATGTTATTTGTGGATTACCAGTAAGAAACATATTTTCTATTCCTATTGAAACCAGTTGTAAAATACCACCAGTCATTTATATATAATTATATTAATTATATCTAAATTTATCTTTAAATGAACTTTTTATTTGTTATAAATAAAGTTTATTAGAAGATAATATTATCTAATTATGATATTAAATTAAATGTTATAATATTACACATAATATTTGTAAATATACATGTATTTATTGTAATCTAAAAAATTGAATTTAATTCATTATTTTATATTAAATAATATATGTATCAAAAAACATACATTATGGAAAATATAACCAATATAAATTTTGATGAAAAATATTTTGATAATAAAATTAATTGTACTTTATTTGATGAAAATTTTATTTTAAATAATATTAAACTAAATAAATTCAATGATTTATTGTTTAAAATTAAATTTTTTAAATTTTATCGTTATACGCATGGTGATGGTACTGCTGTGACTATACGAACATTTAAAATATTTACAAATTATAATTTTTATATTATAGGTACAATTCGTAATGTTAGTGGTAGACATTTGTTTGATAATGAAATAAATTTACATTACATATATCCATATGATAATACATTAAATTATAGTTGTATTTATAATAATAATAATAAAAAATTATATGGAATAACAGAAGAATTTTATGAAAAAAATATTAAATATAATTCAAAAAAAATATTATTACCAATGGTATATTTAGATTATTTTTCAGATAAATCAGATATTGATTCTTTTATTAAATATAATGGAGAATGTTCTGGAGAATATTTAAGAAGTAATTTACCAAATATTATAACAAATAAACAATCAGATGAATATAAATTATTTTTAGAAAATATTGAAGAAACAATATTATTTTTTGAAAAAAATGATAATTTTAATATTAGTAATACAATAAATAAACATTTACTAGAAATTAATGATCTTACAATTTTAAATAAAAATTTTGAAAAAAACAATTTACAACAAATTCAATTATTAAATTTAAATAAAGAAAATGAACAATATATAAATGAAAATAATTTTTTGAAAAAAGAAAATAAAGAATTAAATATTACCAACTATATTTTAGAAAAAAATATAGATAGTTTACAAGATAAAAGTAATTATCAACAAAATCAATTATTAGAAATGATGAAAGAAAAGAAACAATTAAAATTACAACTAGAAACAGCAACAGATTTACTAGAAAAATTACAAATGAAAGAATTAAATTTGTAGTAATATTTATTTATTGATATGCTAATGCTCCTGTACCTCCAATAATTCTTAAAATATTATTTGATATAGCATATATTGAAACATTTGCTGTAGTAGACCTTGTACTATCAGTTTGTAAATCTAAATTCGTATTATCATTAATACCTGTATCTACTTCAACATTTAATGCATCAAAAGGTGTTATATAATTTGAATATACACTTGAATATGGTGAAACATCCAATAAATCTGATGACGGTATAATAGTAGGATCAATATCAGATCTATTATAATAAAATGTTTCATCATCCAATAATAATGTTAATGATATGTCAGCAATTCTACTAAAATTACATGATCCACTTGGTTGTATTTCTTCAGGATATAATCCAAAACTATACACGTTAATTCCATCATTAACTGTATTTGAATGATAAATACAAGGTTGTAAATAATTAAAAAAATTACCTCCTAAACCATTAATTCTTGTATAACCATTAAATGTTAATGTTGCTTTTTTTACTGGATTACCTTTTCCATTAGCAGTTAGCGAATAATTTTGCCACATACTTTTATGGTAATTTGTGTTATTATTAGTGTATGCATTCTTTTGAACAGTCCATATTAATTCTTTACAAGGACTTGTAAAAAAATCAAGTTCAAATGTATTACTTGTTGTAGTAATATTAGGATAATTTAGATATTGTACACGCGTAATTAAATATTCATGTGCAGATTGTGCAAATCTTTTTCTTTCTAAAACATCTAAATAAATGTAATCAGCATATAGTGTTGAATTTAATAAATAATTACCATCTTCCCATATATCTGATAATGTTATCATATTATTTGGTAATTGAACAGGATTTCTTTCAACATATGCACAATCTTCGAATTTTTTTAATTTTACTAATAAACTTACTTGATTATATCTTAATGCAATTAAAGGTAGTGATAATCCAGATGTTTTACAAAACCAAAATAATAATGGTATATTTAATGTATATGCTGGTTTAATTTTTCTATCAAATGTAGTTAATTCTGACACATTTCCGATTAATTTATTATATGTTGATTGTTGTTCTTTATTACCACTTAAATCATGCCATAAACCAATCCATTGTCCATAATGTCTGTCAATCTTTTCTCCACCTATCAATAAATCAACATAATCAATTATAGTGTGTCCAATATTATTATTCCATGCAAATTTTGCATATTGTGATGATAAATCTAAATATTTATTATATAATGTTAATTTTTTATTATAAAAATAATTTTGCACTTTTGTGCTGAAATTTATTGCACTAGTTATAGCCGATAATATTTGTGTAGTCGTATATGTTATATTGTTATTTATGTTTATATTTATTGAATTTGCAATTTCCGATATATTAGAAAATTGAGAATGTAACCATACATATGTTTGTGAATCATTTTTTTTTGTTTGTTTAATAATGTCATATTCTGTACTTAAAATAGATTTATAATTTGATACTATATTTGATGAAGCTGGAAATTGTCCAAATACATTTATTATATCTGTTATCATTACAATTGCAGGTATTCTTAATGCTTGATAATCATTGTATCCAACACGATATGCATTTGCATTTATTGCCATAAAAGTGGTAATAATATTATAATCTGATAATGCTGTATTATATGCATTTAATGCATTTTCTACTTGTACATGATCAATATTAATTCCAATTTGACTTTTTAATAAATAAAAACTTGGTATTTCAATTTGTAAATATAATTCTTGAAGCAAATCACCAATTCTAGGTATTACCACTTCAACAGTTGAATTAAAATCTAACTTGTTTACTGTTAATGCTACTGATTCTTTCGAAAAATTAGTATATCTTCTATATATTATTTTAAAAAAAGTTATTTCTGGTGATCCTGTTAAATATAAATCATTTGCACCATATGATATAATATTTATTAAACCTCCTGCCATTTATAAAATAATATTTGATAAATTTTTAATTGAAATTAACCAATAAATAAAATTAAATTAAATTAATCAATTTTGATAATATATTTTCCATTTTTTAATAATGTAGCTTTATATGTTGTCATAATTCCATTATTATCAAAAATTACATCAATGATTGTTAATTCTGGATTTGTTTTATTTTTATTATTATTATTTACGTCTAATAATTTATTAGATTTATATTTATAACTATTAATATTTTTTTTTGATTCAATAACATTTTTAAATTTTTCTTCTGATGCAATAACATTTTCAAGTTTATCAATTAATTTTTCTTCTGATGCAATAACATTTTCAAGTTTATTGTTTTTTTCTTCTAATGCAATTACATTTTCAAGTTTATTAACTGCTTGGTCTTCTGATAAATCATCATTAATCTGATATTTTAATTTAGTCAATAAATTACTATTAGTCCAATTAATTACAGGATATGATTTAATATTTGATAATTTTTCAATACTTGTTACTTTAGGAACATTAATTGATGTAAAAAAATTTTTACTTTCGTTTTTTTTAAGTTGAACATTCTTATTTTTTTCTTTTTTTAATAAAATATTTTGTTCTTTTTCAAGTTTACTTTGCTCCTTTGCAAAAATAGTTAAATTTGTAATTTCTGTCAATTGAGGAGTTAATTTTAATAATTCATCTAATTGCAAATTTAATTGTTGAATAATATTTTTAAAAGAATCATTCGTCAAATATTTACGATTATCTTGTTTTCCAATTATATATTGTGCGTCATTAATTGTTCTATTTTCAGCAGGAATATTCTTTGGAAAAGAATTATTAATCATTTCTAAAAGATAAAAACGTAAAGCTCTAATTAATGCAATTGGTTGAGATTCAGATAATAATTTTTTATATTCAAATGAACGTATTGCATACGGATCAAATAAGGTTGAATCTTCTGGTTTAAAAGATTTCCAATTTTTTTTAAAAACATGATAAATATATTCTTCATTAGAATATTCATGTTCTAGATTAATAATTGTGTAAGCAATATCAATAACTGATATATCTCCACATGATGTAGTGATTTTTTCGTAATTATTTTTAATTAAATTTTCATATGTTTTATTTTTCTTAGATAAATCTTCATAATCTGTTAAAATTGTAACACAAATTTCATATAAATTAGATTTACCAATTGTATTTTCGGACAAATTTAAACTATTAAATAAAGAGATAAATGATGACATTTTATAATATTAATATATATTAAGTATATTTCATACATTTCAATTTGATATTTTCAATATTTTTTTTTTTCAATTTTTTTTTAGATTTTATAATCGTCAGTGTTTATGTAATTATTATTTTGATATGTAATATTTTGAATTTGTGTATCTATATTTATATATTCATATTCAGTTGGATATAATGGATTTTTGTAAAATGAAATAAATAAACATAATAAATTTATTAGTATTATTATAAATAAAATAAATCTTAATAAAATATTTGCGTATTCAAATTTGATATTTTTTAAATTTATATAATGATTTATGTAAATATATATGAATAGTCTTAATATTGAAATAAATATCATATTTGTTCTGTCATATGATATACATAAACTAGATATTTCATTATAATAAATTGTATTATAAAATAATGTAATAGGTGGTATAAATAAATCAACAAAATTAGGTTGATATGAAGAACATGGTATTATTGGCAACTCTTCAGATGATATAATATAATTATTTTTTGATAAATTGTTCATTTGTTTATTATTACTTTATAATTTATTTTTTTATTTAATAAAAACTGGACTGCCGATTCCGTTTGATATTCTAAATATTTGTTGACATAATGAATAACATCTAAAATTTGCTGTATTTGATACATTAACAATTGATGATAATTGCATTTGAATTTCAATAGTATCAATTTGGCTCATATTACAAGATCCTGAAGGTTGTACATTTAAAGGATACAAACAAAAACTATACATATTAATACCAGATAATATATTGTGTTTTAAATATTGATATGGTTGTTGATAGTTAAAATAATTTGAATTTCTTAAACTTAATCTTTCTAAACCATTTAAAAGTATTGTTTCATTTAAAATTAAATTAGAACCAATAATATCACCTATTGATTCATCAGGATATTCTGAATTGTTATATTTTCTGATATGACTGTTTGTATAATTAAATGTATCTAAAGATTTTGCAATATAATCTTGTTGTGTTATCCAAACCATCAATTTACATGGTTGATCTACAGTTATTCGAACATTTTCATTGATACTATCTAATGTAAAATTAGGAGTGTAAAAAAGTTGTTCTATAATATAATCATGTTTTACTTGTAAAAATTTTAATCTTTCATCATCATCAAGAAAATAATATTTTCCTAATAAATGACAATCAACTATATTTAAATTTCTAATATTACTAAAAACATACATTTTAGATGTAGCATTAAAACTTGGAAATATAGAAAAATTGCTTGTATTTCCTACTATTTTATAAATTTGACTATTTGGTTGATTTAATATCGATGTTACAACAGTCGGATTTTTTATGTCTTGTCCAGTTGTTGAAATACCAATAAATTTATTATTCGATATTTTATAATAATAAAGTCTATTTGTAATAATGTCGAAATGACTAAATAAACCACATCTTATATCAGTTGTTGATATTGTTTGTTGTATATATTCATAAGGTAAAAAATTTACAATATCAGATTCACATTCAATGTAATGTGTTGGTGTAATTTTATAACAAACATCTGCTTCATTAAATTCAATATTTATTTTAACATCACTATATTGTAATGCTGCTATTGGTAATGCTAAACCTGTTGATCTACAAAACCAAAATTTCAAGGGTATATATAATGTATATTGATTTTTTGAACTTGTAAAATTAGTTAATTCAGGTACATCTCCTATCATATTATTAAATTTATCATAATTTCCTCCAATATCTCCGGATAATTCAGACCATAAACTTAACCATTCGCCATAATGTCTGTCTATTACTCTTCCATTTATTTCTATTTCAATTGTTTTTATCATTGCAAAACCAACTCGTCTAACCCATGCAAAATTAGTTATATGATCTAAAAATTTATTTACTGCAGGTAAAGTAATAACTACTACTATATCACCAATCAAATCTCCATTTTTTTTTATTGTTGTAGTTATTTTTTTACCAAAATTTACCTGTTGATTACTAAAAATAATTGGTATTTGTTCACTAGAAAAATTTGTATGCCTTCTATACACAACTTTAAAATATGTTATTTGAGGATTTCTTGTTAAAAACATATCTTCAAAACCATATGCTACAAGTTGAATTATTGCTCCTGTCATTAAATTAATTTTTGAAAAAAAATAATTATATTTACACTTAATGTAAATATAATGTGAATATAATTTTTATTTAAATATTAAATAAAATGATTGTATTATTTGCCAGGTTTTAATATGCTATTAATTAATGTAAGTAAACTGCTTTCTGTTTCCCCTAAATAATTTTGTGTTTGTTGAATGCAATTAACAATTTGAAATTTTTGAGTTTTTAAGAATTCAATAAGTTTAATGGTGTTAGGACTTGTTTCTAAATTTTTTATTTCATCTAATGAAATTTCTTGTGGTCCTACATGTGGCGATATTATTTGTAATTCTTTGCCTGTAGCCACTAGAACATCTTTCAAATTAATAAATTTAATAAAATCATTATATTGATTTACATAATTATTCAATAATGATTCTATTTTTACTTTATCTTCAGTTTTTAATTCAAAACCAGCATTTTTGAGTTCCATAACTGCATTTGAAACCAAAATACGTAGAGTTTGAACAGCATTATCTGATTTTATATGTCCATTTAATCCACCACCACCTTGTAACTTAATACCCATACCCATACCCATACCCATACCCATACCAAAACTACTTGGTATATTGTTTAATGTTGGTTGTATTGGATTTTCAGTGATTATACCTGAAACTGATGTTACAGGTTTGTACATATCAATTTTTTGTACTGCTATTGAAAAATCATTGGCTCTTGAAGATGGCAATTGTTGTGTTGAAGCAAAAGGTGTTCTTGTCAATACAAATCTTTTTGTTTCATCTACTTTAGTTATTCCTTTTAATAATAATGGATTTGCAATTAAATATGCATGAACTCCTTTTAAATAACTTACTAATTTTCTATTATCAACGTATGTTTTAATTTTCATTCCACGTGCAGTCATTAACCATGCATCAACAGAACTTAAATTATTATTTGAATCAATAATTTGAAATAATTTTAATATTTTAATTGCAGCTGCAGGATAATCTTTCATTTCGTTTGTTGCTACTGTAAAAAAATCTTGTTTTTCGAAAAAATCAAGACAATGGTTTAAACCTTTTTCGTCGTCATTAATTAAACATTGTGAAATAAAATGTTGACATTTTACATTATTTATATCACAATAAATTGATGCGTCTTCTTTTTTATTGTCAAATTCTATATTTGTATTTTTCTTCATAATTTTATCGCCTTTCTGAACCCAATCATTTTCCATAATTATTTGTCCTGTAGAAGAAAATAATGATGGAAAACTATATTTTTGCATACTATTAACAAAATTAACTTTAAGTTTTAATGTTTTGGTAAAAAAATTTGCAATATCAAATTTTATGTTGACATCTTTTATATCAATATTAAAGATGTCATTACTAATTTTGAAACGAATTGTATCTGGAAATTTTTTTTCTATTTGTCTATAAAGTATTGCATAAGCATACGATTGTTCATATATATGTCTTAATATATTTTCTTCATTAATTGGTTGTAAAGAGTTACCATTATTGGTTATATAAATACTGTTTTTTTTCGGTTCAATTAGAGGTATAAATTTTTCTATAATACTTAAGGAATATATATTGGATTTTTCTGTTTTTTTAAAATTTAGTTTAACTATGACATTATTAAAATCAATAGTTCTTAGTATATTGGTTACATCATTATCTGTAAATTGTTGTGTTATAAAATTATTGGGGGAAATTAAAATTTTAATATTCATATTTTCTCTTAAAAAATCTTTAGTGAATTTTGTTAATGTAGAATATTCAGTTAAATAATTTTTTATTTGATTATTATTGAAAAAAATATTGTTAGGATCTATACCTCCTCCTTGGTTTGTTAAAAATTTAGTATGTTCTGCTATAATGTCTTTTGGTGATTTGCTGTCTTCAATAAAAATTTTTGTTATGCCGATCAAAGTATAATACACATATTTACTATATGAAGTAATATAATTTGGTTTGACAATAATATTATTATAATTATTCTCCAAAATATCTCGTTTTAATAAGTCATTCAATTGTACAATTTCGTCTAAATTATTTAATTTAAAAGTGTCGATATTATGTAAAAAAGCTTTGATTTTATTTTCACTTAATTCAATCTTTAAATCCGATAAGCCCTTTTCTGATTCCCAAATATTTTTAAAGGTGAAATAGTTTAAATCAGAGAGAGTCAAATTTGACAAAGCTATCGATATTTTTTTGTAAGAATCCATATCTTTGTCAGAAATATATTTAATTAACATGTTATATTGCTCATCAAAATTAGAATGCATAGCTCCTAATTTAGCAACATACTTTACGATTTCAGGATGTATTTTATTTTCTCCTACCAATCCTCCTACCATATTTCTTCCTCCATTTCCAACAGAATTTATATGATTACCTAATAATAATTCCATTAAATACGGTGCTTGTGTTTTCCATCCTTCAACAGTGTCATCAACTACATTTTCAGAATAACTATACCAAAGATTGTCAAAACCGGTACTATCAGTTCCGGGGATAAGTCCACCTTGTGTGTTTGCTGTTTCAAAAGACATTCAAAGTATATATAATGTTTCAAGAAAAAATATAACTATAATTAAAATATTTTTTTACAAAAAATACATACATATATATTTAAAAAAAGTATATATGCTTAAAATATAATATGATTATTTGTAATTAATTAATATTTTTGTAAAAATATTTATTTATCAAATAATCATATATAAAAATGATTCAAAATTTAGATATAATAATTTTAATTATTATAATAGGAATTATATTGGCATATAATTATTATCAAACTATACAACAATTTGGAAATGTAAATACTTATGATTTAGATAATAATAAATATACAAATGACAATCAAAACGAAATATTCAATAACACACAACAAAAATTAACATTATTTTATTCACCAAATTGTGGTCATTGTGTAGATTTTCTTCCTGAATGGAAGAAAATACATAATATTGAATCAATAAAAAATATTGTTGTATTGGAAACAATTAATTGTTCAGAAAATTACAATAAATGTCAAGAAAATAGTATTCAAGCATATCCTACAATTATTATGCAAAAAACTGATGGAACCAAAATAGAATATGAAGGAGCTAGAACAGTTGAATCATTAATTAATTTTATTAATAAAATTAATATAAAATAAAATAAATTTTTTTGTTCACAGTTATTTTAAATTTTATTTATTATAAAATTTAATATATTTAATATTTTGATAAAATAAATACTTAAAAAAATAGAGATAATTATAATTATTATAATGGAAAACACTTATTTTTCAACTAAAAAGAATTTTGTAAATTCATATGTTGGAGGAAATGAATTTAATGACAATAATACAAATTATTTAAATTCACAAAATACAATATTAAATAGACAAGAACAAAAAAAAATTGGTTCATTAAAAGCAAATAAATTATTAATATCTAAAAGTATACAACAAAATAATCAAATAATAGATGAAAATAATAATGAAATTAATGATGAGTATGATCCATATATGCATTTTTTAGAAAAAAGAAATTTAAAAGAAAATAATACTAAAAAAAAAAATATTACAACATATCTTCATATTGATAGTCAAGCTCGAGTTAAAACACCATTTTTAACAACGTCTGATACAATTAATTTAACAAATAATCCAATTTATTTTGATCAAACTATAAATAGTCCGCCATATTTAATGTGGATATATCATCCTAATAATGGTTTTAGTAAAGGAGATCGTATTACAATATCTGGAATTATAACATCATCGGTTGTTTTAAAAACTCAATATTCATATAAAACAAATAATGATACAATAAGTGTTATAAATGTAATTTTTACACAGGGAAGTAAATATGTAAAATTTATTTGTTCACCAAATTTATTATCAATAGATAATATTAGTCCATCATTTATTAATAATTATATTTTATTGAATTCATTTTATGTAAATATAAGTGGATTTACAGGTAGTACAAGTCCAACATTTATTGGAAATATTCCAATAAATTATTTAAATAGTATACAAAAAATATATTTACAACAAGAATTAAATGAAAATAATGATTTAACATATTTTTATATACAATTACCAACAACATATTTAGGAAGTACTGAATTAGCAAGTTATAATATTCAATTAAGTTTTTTACATGTAGGAGGTATACCATTAAATTTATTAAATGCTGAATATCCAATTGATACAAATAATTTAAATGGATATGCAGAAGTTTATTCTGTAAAATCAACAGATTATTTCAGTGTAATAATACCATATCAAGCATTATATAACGAAAAGTTCGGAGGATCAAATGTATATATATCTACAATTACCAATGTAATGACAGGATATACTAATCCGAATTTTTATAGTATTGATTTGAAAAAAACTTATCACAATGTAGTATCAGCAAGATTGCTTAATACTATTTTTCCAAATACATCGAAAATTTTTCGTTCGACAACTACAATAACAAATACAAAATTATATTGGCAAAATCAAACTGATGGAGAAACTGTTTATTCTATTCAAATTCCAGACGGAAATTACGATCCTACATCTTTAAAAACTGTAATAGAAACTTATATGAATAATGTGCCAAGAAAAATTATTAGTTCAAATACTTTTAATAATTCATATGAAAATGTAAATTATATTCAAGTTAATATTAATACTGATACTAATATTGTAACTTTTAAAAGTTATAGTCAAGCATTATTATCAAATCCAATTTCTAGTGTTACACCTGAAATTAATTTAAGTGCAACTTCAATAGCTAGCACTGATACATATACCATTACAATATATCAAGTAAATCATAATATTAAAGAAGGTGATCAAATATTAATTAGTGGAATGATTGATCATAGTGGTATTCCTGCAACAGCATTAAATTCTACACAAATAGTAACTAAAGTTACTGATGTTGATCATTATGAATTTGTAATAACTCATATAAATTTAAATTCTTATCGAGTAATTACAAATGGAGGTTTTGCAGTAGTAGTTTATGTACCTACAAATTTTAGATTAAGATTTGATTATCCTGATACAATGGGTGAACAACTTGGTTTTCGTTATGTTGGATCTCCATTAGCCATAACAAATTATTCAACAGTTATTACAAATCAGGATTCATATTTTAATGAACCTAATACTGATCCATCCGGAAATTTAATAACAATCACAAATAATAGTTTGAAAATTTCAGGATATGACTACATTGTAATGACATGTGAACAATTTTCAGATTTAACAAATATTAACAATATTTCATCAAATATTAATCACATTGGATTAACATCAATACCATTAGTATTTGCAAAAATAAATTTATCTTGTGCACCAGGAAAAATTGTTTATGATTCTTTTGTAAATACTCCATTATATTTTTATAATTCGTTAGAAATTTCTAAATTAACATTTACATTTTATTCATCAGATGGAAATTTATATGATTTTGCAGGATTGGATCATTCTTTTTTAATTGAATTAGTTACTGTTGATGAATCAGTAAATCATACTAATATTGTTTCAAAAAGCGGTAGAGAAAGTTAATTTATTATTATATGAATCTAAAATTATTATTCAAAATGTGTAATAATAATTGGTTTAAAAATATTGTATCGTTTGTTTATGTAAAAAATTATTATTGATTATTTTTAATCATTACCTTTATCAAAGTCAGCAGCAACATCTTCAGCATCTTCAGTATATGTTGAAACATCTAAAGCATCTTCAGCTTCTTTATCATCATACATATTTTCAATATCTTCTTCATTCATATTTTCAATTAATTCTTCATTATTAATAATGTCCAATGATTGTTCTTCAAGAAGTTGTTGATAACTTATTTCATTTATGAAAGTTTCACTATTTAATTTATATTTAAATTTAATTATATCAATATTATTATGTATCATTTCTAAACTAAAAAAATCAAAAATAGAATTAATAAAATCTATTAAAAAATTAGCTAAATCAACTTGCATAAATTTATTTGTATTATAATCTAATAATTTTGTAAATTCTTTAATCATAAAAAATAAAATAATTTTTCCTGATTTATCATAAATATTAATATCTTCTGCATTTAATATTTTATAATTTTCAAAATTAAAATTTAACAAATTTTTTTCTAATTTATCAGAAACAATACCTCTGTAAATACCTTTCCAATGTTTAAAAACTTTATGTTTACCTGAAGCATCAAGTAAATTAATGTCTCTTAATTTTTTTTGATGTTTTTCTACTAATTTATTAAGTTTGTTTGAAAAAAATTCAGTATCATCATTTTCATTTATTTTGATTGAATAACCATTTAATATTCTAAATAATGTAACTTGAAATTCATACAATGTTTTTTTTAAATTATATATTTTATTTTTAATTAAATATTCAACAATTTGAATCGTAATAGCATCTTCATTTTGTTTTTTTTCAGTTATAATTGATAAATCTTGCAAATTATTATATTCATTTGATATATCAATAAATTTATATTCATAACCCAATAAAACTAATTTATTGTATATTGAATAATTAATTATTATTTTTTTGTCAGATTTAATTTCATAAACATAATTTTTATTTTCCTCTTTGTAACCTATTAATGTTTTATTAAATGCGTCATAAAATATATCAATTTTTCCGGTTTTGTAACTTGTATAATATATTACATCTGTTTTAAAAAATGAATGATTTGATTTATAAAAAATTTTATTGTCAGTATCAGTAATAATTATTTTATTTTCTAATGGATATCCAACATAATCATGATCAATAATATATGTATTTTCTTTTAAATAATTATTTGTTCCAATTATTACATCATTTCCAATTATATTTTTAATTGAATCTAAAAAAATATTAATAAATTCATATTCTGAATTATTTTTCCTATATTTATTGTATTCAGAATTAATAATTTCAACATATTTATCTTCATATTTTATTTCTTCATCAATAATTTTTGATTTTGTATTTTTAGTATTTTCATTATCATTCATTTGCATTATTGTTTTTTCTAAAATATCCAATTCTTTTTTTTCATATAAATACACATCTTTTTCTCCACATTTTATGCAATAAAATTCATTATATTCATTCATTTCAAATTGATGTAATTGTCCGTCGTTTTTACAAATAGTTGGATTTAAATGATTTGAACCATATTTTGGTTTATTACATTTTGAACATGTAAAAATATTAGAATCATTAAATTTAAAAATATGATTATATCCATCTAATATGCATAATTTAGATGCAATTTTTTGTAATTTAATATATTTTTCATTTTTTATAATTTCATTCGTTTTATTTTGATCAAAATAATTTTCAGTCATTATAATTTTACAATGTTTACAAACGAATTTATCTTTATTTGCAACCCAATCGTGAAATGAACCATCCATACAATTTGTTATATTGCTTATATTGTAATATTTAATATGTTTTGTTGTTTTTTCGGGAATAAAATATGGTGCAGGTAAAAATAAATTTCTATATGGTAAATTAAATGTTGTAAATTCAAATTTATTTATAACTGGAAACAAATTTGATTTTACAACATCTGATTTTATAATATCAGATGTATTTATTATTTGTTTTTCATTTTCAACAAATTTACGATATATTTCTTCAGAATTAAAAATTTTTCGTAAATTTCTAAAGAATTTTGTACTAATTATTTCATATAAACGATTTACTTTATTTGTTGTTGCAAGTTCTAAAATACTATTAATAATATCAACTGTTGTATGAATTATTATTTTTTGTATTGAAATAAATTTTTGTTTCAATTCTTTTTCAGTATAATCATTTGTCCACATATTATATTTAGTTATTGAACATGTAATAATATATATTACAAAACATAACATTTTATAAGATACAATGTTTGCTAAATCTCCTTTATCATTAATTCTAATTTTAAGTCCACTGAAAAGAGTATGATATAATTTATTAAACGAAGAAAAATTACATATACCCTTTTTTTTATCTAAACCCAAAAACATAATTTGTGAATCATTAATTTCAATTAATATTAGCATTATCAAATAAGATAATATATTATTTCTTTTAATTATTTTGTATTGATCTTTTGTTTTACTTGAAAATACAAAAATATCATTTTCAAAATCAAACACAAAAAAACTGCTTAAATTTACTCCGTATAATTGTGCAGACAATGAATTTCTTGATTTAAAATTTTTTTTCAAATATTGATTATTTAATATAAGCAAATCAATACTATCTCTTACAATATTTTTTCTTCTTGATTTAATATTGATAGAATTTCCAATAAAATAAGAAACATTACTAATTGATGATATTTTTTCTACTAATTTATCTAAATATCTAATTGCAACTTTAAATTTTACATATTCTTGTATATCTTCAAGAGGAATTTCCATATTTGTATTAAATGTTATAAATCTATTTGTTTCATTATCAAATTCACCGTCAGATATATATTTTTTTAAATTTAATTGTTCACCGCAACTTTTACAAACATAATTTTGTTCAATTGTTTCCATAGCATATTGTTGAGCAAAATCAAATAACATATCCGTATATTTTTTAGGATCTTCTTTTTGATATTCTGCTATTTTATTCCAATTTACATTATGTTGACACGTGCCTTGTATGCGTTCTATTTCTTCTATATCTTGTTTTAATTCTGTTTCAAGTGTACTTATGTGAATATCTAAAGATGTTTTTTTTATTTCAACATATTTACCTAAACTAATTGAATTATCTGTTGATCCATAAAATATATCTTCATTGGTATCATATTCTATATCTGATTTATTAATATTTTTATAAATAAATAATTCAATTTCATCAAATATTTTATTATTTTTTGATAAATCAAAATAATTTTTTTTGTAATGTTTTATTATATTATATCCATTTTGTAAATTAAATACATTGTTTGTTTGTTTTAAATATTCAATATCTTGCATTATTTGATATAAAATTTCTGTAGAAATTTCATTGTACAAGTTTGCAACTAAATATTTTAATTCTTCTTGAATAGTAAATTTATTTTTTTGTTGTGTATTTTTATCATTATTGCTGTCTTTTTCTAAATCAAACATCCAAAATAATGATGATTTATGTGTAACAATATCTAAATTTGTTTCTTTTAAAAATTTTAATATTATATCAAAACCATTTTGATTTTTCTTTTCAATTGTTCTAACATCAGTTGTATTTTTTATTTTAATACATTGTATTGATTTTAAATTTGTTGGTATCATAAAACCAACAATATTTACAGACATATCTTTTGATCCAACACGCATTTGTAAATTATTATTTTTATTCTGTTTAAAATCACCTTGTGTTTCAAAACTAACAGATCTGACAATATTTATATTTTTTTGAAGTGTTATATTAAATCCGTAATTATCAAAATCTTTAAAATTTTGATATGCATATCTTCTAAAATGAATTAGATCATTAAAATATTCATTATTTTCTATACTACGTTTAGCTTGATTAATATATTTATTTAATATTTTAAGTTCTTCTGTATTATTTATTAATACAGCTTTTCTGTTATTTAATGGAATATAAAATAATTTTTTTATTGCACTAATAATTTTTTCATCTTTTTTAATATTTTCATTATAATAATCACTAACAGTATCAATTTTATTTACAATATATCTAATTTTTGTATCTTCTTTTTTTTTTTCATTATCATCAATGTATTTTTCGTATTTTTCAGAATCTTTATGATACAATAAAAAATCATCACAAATTGGAGAAATTAATCCTGAATTTATTAAAGTTAAAATTTTTTCTTCTGATGACATGTTATATATTTTTTGTTTATTATAATTTGTTATATAGTCTAATAAAACAGTAGCAAATCCTCTTTTAGAATCTTGTACTGTTAGCAATGATTCTATTGATTCAATATTAATTGTTTTGTTATATGGAACTACAATATCAATAAACATATATTCACCCTCAATATTTTCAGTCATTTCCAATAATCTGAAAAATTCTTTTTTTTCATTAAATTTATAAATTTTTATTAATAATAATGTTTTTATTATATTATGACATTGTAAATGTATATTATTATCCAAGTTTTCAAGTTTAAAATTTTTTACAATAAAATCATTACCAAGTTCATTATTAAAAAAATTTAATATTTCAATAAAATTTTTTTTTGTTTTTAATATTTCTATTTTTGATGATGGTGAATTTATTATGGTTAAAATATCTTTAATCATTAAAAAATATTTAATAATTAGTGAATTTCCTTCAGAATTAAAAAAATTTTCAACTTTGTATTTGTATGGTATTTGATTTTTTGAAAATTCAACAACGTTATTAATAAAAGTATCATTATTATAATTATAATAAAATCCTAGTGTTAAAAATAAATATATTGATGTATATCTTTTAATTGCTTCTTTTATTGCATTAATTCCTTCTATATTTTTTATAATTTCATTTAAATCTTCTAAATTTAATTCGTCAATATATTTTTGTAAAATTTCATTTATTTCTTTTTGAAATTTTACAAAATTTTGTTCTTTTAAAATATTTTTAAAAATTTTATTTTCCGTAATAATTACTTTGTAGAAATCATTAATAACATTGTCTATTATATCGTCTATTTTGTTTATGTACATATAATTTCAATTATATTATAATAACAGAATAAATTTATGTTTCTAAATTCTTTTATTTTTATATTATTTTTATTATTTATTTAAAAGAATAATACTTTTTAATATTATATTTAGAATGAATGTTATTGAATCAACATTATTTGATAATAATTGGTCTATTATTAATCAAAATAAATTATTAAAAAATAACAACCAGATTAATCATTTTAAAAATAAATTTTTTACAATTTATGATACTGATAAAAATTTATTAGTTATTGAAACAAAAACAAAAAAACAAATACTTATTTTTTATTATAATAATATTAATGAAATTAATTATCCTGAAGAAACATTTGATTATGAAAATAATAATCAAAATAAAATTTTAATATATAAAAAAAATATATATCAAATACACATAACTATATTTTATGATATGGAATGGTATATTGTTGATAATAATAAAATTATCGAATTAAATCTAAATCCAATTATAAATAATATGTTAAATTATTGCGTTAATCTTGATAAAAATATTTGTTATTATTTTTTATTGGAAAATTCAAATTTTTTTGATATTGGTGTTAGTGATTTGAATATATCAAATGTTTATTTTTTATATGCGTGTTATAAATATAAAAATAGTATTATTTTTAATAATATTACGGATTTTAATACAATTGAATTGTATTCAAAAGAAAAATTTATTTCTGATTATTCAGAATTATTATCTAGTTCTACCAAAAATAAAAATTTATTAAATTTAATAGGATACAATGTTCAAATATATAATTATAAATATAATAAGTTTACTTATTATAATTATAAAATTCAAAAATATAAATATATTGTAAATATATTTCCAAAAAATGAAAATAAATATGTTAATTATTTGGAATTATATCAAAAAAAAATACTAAAAAACATAATTCATTTGATACATGCATATTATTATGACATAATAAAAATTATCAATTCATCTTTAAAAACATTAGGAAAAGAAATATTAAATATTTATTTTTTAACTAGAAATAAACAAAATATTGCTTTATATTCTCTATTAACTTCGGAATATAAAAAAACAATATATAATTTACATAGTATTTATATTTCAAATAAATATCCTGATGATAATATTAATTATATAAAAAATTATAATTATAATAATAATTCAAAAGATATTTTATTTGACTGTGATAATGATAGTTTTGATAGTTTTAAAATTAATAATTCAAAAAAAAATTCAATCACTTTAAACACTATATATAATTATTTTAAAAGTATTAATGTTTATGATTTAAAAAAATTATTTGACTCGAGAAAAATAATTATTGAAAAAATAAAAAAAAATACAATTAATTATAACAAAATATTTTATACTGATCAAATTGAAATTGTTGTATTATCTGAATTATTAAATTCATAATAATATTTTATTCCAATTTTTTAAGTATATTTCCGATATATTTATATTTATCTATAATATTATCTATTACTTCTGTTATTACTTTTAATGCATTACCTTCAATACTAAAACGTATTGTTATTGATTTTATTAAATGATCTGGTTTTGATAATCCTGAATAAAAACATTTTTCATGATTTTGTAATTCATAATTTATTATTTCACCAATAGTATGATCTTCATTATCAATTGTCAAATTTATAACATCCGTTAAAATTATTTCTTTTGAATCAAACATTTTTTTAATATAATTTTTAATATCTTCCAATTTTTTTATTAAATATTCACATGATCTAAATAATATTTCATATTCTTTAATTTGTCCAGCAGATTCTATTCCTAAAACATAATCTTTCTGATCATAATTTACATCATCATTATCATATTTACTATCATCATCCGATTTTGTTTTTTTGTTATATTCTTCAAAATCTTTTTTTGTTACTGATATTGAATTTTTACTTGCTCTAAAACGTACATTATAATTTCCTATTCCTAAAACTGCTTTCATATGACATTTTATAGTATCGTTAGGTTGTAGTTTTACTAATAAAATTGGAAAATTATTGTCGTACATTTTACTTTCTTTTTCTTCTATATATATACTTAAATCATTTGTTGTTACAAATTTAATATTATTGCTATCATTATGTACATCTAAATATAAATCTATTTTTTTTTCGTCTGGATGTTTAATTCTATTTGGATCGGCAAAATTTATATTTTTATAATATATATCGCTTAAATAAATAATTTCAGGATCAACATTAAATATAGGTAAAAATCCCCATCTTATTGTTAATTGACCATTATCAAAGGGTATTGATGTATTTTCCGAAAATTTTATTAATTCTGCTGGAATTGCATATGTTGGAATATCATCCATACTAACTCTTCTAAGTGAATTAAGTAATTTTAAATTAATATCATTTCCCGTAAAATTCAAATGCAACCAACTTGAACTATAATCTTTAACTTTTACGTATTCAATTTCAGAAACTTTAATATCATACTTTTTTTTTGATTCAAAATTATATTCTATTTTCATTTTATTTATATTATTATTATATACTAATATATATGTATATATTTAAGTAATTATTATATAGTTCAATTTTTTTTATTAAATTGTTATTATCTTAATTTTAATGATTTATATATACTGATTCCATATTTCATTTGGAATGTTTAAACATATCTATTTTTAATAAATATAATAAAATAATTTTAATATTATTATAATATGAAATGAATACAATAAAAAATTATTATTCATATGATCTTAAATTAAGAGTTATAAACTTACATAAAAAATTTTTTTATAAAATTTCTGTTATTTGTTAATATGTTTAATATATCAAAAAGTTTTATTTATAGTTGGTTAAAATGTGAAAAAATTGGAACTATTAAAAATATTATTAGTATTGACGAAGTTAGTTTTGATACTAATATTATGCATAATTATGTATGGTGTATATCAATATATTGATAAATTCATTTTTTATTTAATTATTTTAAATCCTAAAAAATGTAAAAATACACGTGTATAATTATTCTAAATATTATATATAATATATATAATACATATTATGTCAAATATTTTTGGAATTTTATTTTATAGTAATAAATGTAAACATTCTAATAATTTAAGATTATTAATGCATAATAATGATTTATTAAAGTTTTTTACAGAAAAATGTATTGATAATATGAATGTTGACGAATTAACAGAATATAATCTTAGCACTGTTCCTACTTTAGTAGTCATTCAAAGAAATGTTAATAATTCAGTTCAAAATAAAAACATATTTGAAGCAGAAGCTGCTTTTAATTGGGTACAGTCAATAATTATTAACAGAAGAGATAATATTATTAAAAGTGCCGAAAATTCAAGAAAATTAATACAACTTAATAATGCTAAAAATAATGAAAATAGTTTTAGAGATCATGATCCTTTAGAATCTGGTGGTGTATCCGATAATTATGCGTATTGGACAAATGACGTAAATAAAGATATAGATTTACCACAACCAAAAAGTTTTTTACCATTTGGTAAAGAAGATGACTATAAAATTATAGCATTTAATAATCCTTTTGAAAAAGATAAAAAAATAAATGATTATGAACAATTAAATAAAACGAATGATATAAAAAAAATTAGAGAAACTCAGGACAATGCATATAAAAAACAATATGGTGAAAATCATTTAAATGCTGTAATAAAAACACAAATCGGTATTTAAATTTATTTATTTAATAATGCGATATTATTTAAACATATATTTTATTATAATATAATATATGATAAGTACCAAAGAAATTAAAAATATCTTTAAAAATAAAAGTAGTTTAAGCAATGATGAATTAATTAAATTTAAAACAGATGTAATAAATAAAAAACAAAGTACACAACAAAAAATTAATGCATGTGTTAGTATGTTCAATACTGTCATGTGTGATATGGCAAATTCACTTACTAAAAATTTACCAAATGATCAAACAATTTCAATTTATTCTGGTGTTGTACAAAATATTGTTAAAACAAAACCAAACGAAATTATTTCATTATTTTTAATGAATGTATATAAAAATGATGAATATAGAGAAAATTTATTGGCATTAAATGATAATTTTTTTCTAAATACTGATTATTCAAATTTACCAGCATCAGTTCGTATAAATATGGATATGGTTTTTCAATTTAAAAAATCTTGGAATTTGATTAATGTTGAATTACAAACTTTTATTAAACAATCAATGTGTTCATTAGTAAAAATTTGTGATCAATATGTTCAAAGTAAAGGTGATTTATTAGATTTGAATGATATTGAAAAAGAATTATAATTTTTTTGTTTTTTGTATTTTTATTTGGATTTACAATTTATCATATCATACCAAGTAGGTTTTATATTTTTATGACAATTCAAATCACAACATTCAACAATATAATCATTGTATGGATTACCAGTATTATATGCTTTTGGACATTGGTATTTTTCTTTATAACAATTTCCAAAACATCCACAAACTGGTTTAACTGTTATATTATTTAATTCTTTTGCTTTATATTTAATAAAAAATTCATTTGCCTCTTCAGCAGTTGAAAATATTGGAATAATGCCATCTATCTCCAACCACAATCCATAATAAACATCTGAAGAACAACCATTATGTCCATGTAAACACCAAGATTGAGATACAATAGTTTTACAATTGGTACAATATAATGCCTTATTGGCTGCTGGTACAGCTAATAAACCAGTTTTTCCACATAACGAACAACAAATTTCTGTATCATCATCATTGGTTTTACACTCGAATGATAAATATCCTAAGTGATTACAATCTTTGCACATTACTGATGGTTCTGGTCGTTCCATTATTCAAATATATTTAAAAGTATATTATTATTTATAGTTATTATTTATAGTTATCATATAAATAATAAATCAATTTTTATTAAAAAATAATTTAATGACATATGTGCATATCATAAAAGTAATAATTATAAATTAACAACAGTTCAATATTATTTAGTTAAACTAAAAACTTAAAGACAAACATAAAGATGTGAATTTACATACAATACAGATTTTTATAATAAATAATGATAATAATATTACTTTAAAAATTGCAATAATACGACATAAATCTATAAAACGATTTTGTAAAAATTAAATATATTCCAAAAAAATAAAAAAAAATTATAAATGATTTTTATATGTTAGGGGTATAAAAAAATCAGTGTTTGAAATGTAAAAAAGGTGTTATATACATTTATTTGGTGCGATTACAATTTATTTTTTTTATACTAAAATATAGTATAATAACAAAATGGAAACAACTCACAATAATTTAGAAATTATTATCAATCATACTGCATTTGTATCCTCAATAAATGTATTTATGAATTTAATATTAAATAAATCAATTGAAAAAGTTAATTTAGAAACAGAAACAAATAAAAAAATAACTGATTCACATAATAAATTAAGAATTGCATGTCATAAAATTTTAGAAGGATTTAATACTAAAGAAAAAAATAGTAATTTTGATCAAGCTAAAGTTATTAAAAAAATATATAAAACATTAGTGCAAAATATTGATTTAATAATTGGAACTGAAAATAAAGATAAAAATGTTTTTAGAGATGGAAAATTAAAAGAAACATCATATATTCCTGATTCAAATATTTTTAGAATTAAAAATAATGAAAACCAAATTGTTACAATAATACCAGGATTAGATATCAATTTAGTTTATAATTTTTTTGACGATAATGAATTAGAACTTTTATGGAATCATTTTTATATTATTTTTGTATCTTCTGTAAAAATGATAACAAAAATAAATCAATATCAAAAAACAGGAAAGTTATGGGATTTATTACCTATTTTTGAAGAAAGAATAACATTATATAATATTAAAACAGGTTCAGATAAATATTTATTTAATCCATATGTTGGTTTTGAATCTGATGGTAATATTGATGTAGAATCAATGTATGCAAATAATAACATTAATAAATCAGATATTACTATGAACCCTGAAAATTTATTAGGTACCTTAGGTATTGAAAAATTAATAGATATGAAAGAAGTAAATGAACAGATTAAAAATTTAGATGATGAAGATATTAAAGATACAACAAGAAATATTACAAAAATGTTAGGTGCAGAACAAGATAGTGATATAAATGATATATGTGAGACATTGGTAAGTGGAATTGTTGACGATTTACAAAAAAATGGATTAAAAAATATGTTTGAAACAGCACAAAATGTTAAAAATTTATTAGGAAATAAACTTGACAGTAATAAAATGAAAAAAACAGGATTACAATTATCTTCGTTTATGGAAAATGCAAAATCAGAATTTGAAAATATGAAGGATGAAAAAGGAAATCCAATTGGAAAAGATATATTTAAAACATTAGAAGGTCCATTAAATATGATGAAATTTATGAATGGAAAATTTTAATAAAAATAAACGTGCGAAAAAAATAAGTTAAATAATATGATAACAAAATTATATAAGATGACAGAAAATATTAATTTATGGCATATTGCTTGTTATGAAGATTTATTACATTTTATAAGAAAAAGTAAAGGTAATAATCATTTAATGATTGCAATTACTTTAACAAATACACCAGAAAATATTAAAAAAATAATAAGAAAATTTTTAAAATCAAAATCAAAATTATTTCCTAATATAATGTTTTTATATTATTGTGCATTAAACGATGATCTTGGTAAAATTAAAACAATTATTCCTTTAGAAAAAGATGGTTATCCATGGGTTCATAGTATTTATAATTTTAATAATTTAATCGGTACTGTAAATAATGTCGAAGACATTACAACACTAAATAATTTTTTTGAACAAATAGAAGATGATTATAAAAATTATTCAGAAAGATCCAATAATGCTTCTCAAAACAATAATATTGATAATAACTATTTTGAAGATCAAAATAGTCATAATGATAATCAAAAAATAGATACTTTAGAAAATCAAAATCAAAATAATAATATTGTTTCAACTAATTTTGTTCAAAATGAAAATGAAATCAAAGAATTAGAAAAAATAGAAAAAAAAAAAAATTTAGATAAAATTTGTGCATTACAAGAATTTGTTAATGAAAATCAATTAAATTTTTTTAAGGAAATACAAAAAAGAAAAAAAAAAGAAGAAGATGAAATAGAACTATTAAAAAATAAATAAAAATAAAAATAATATTAAAACAATTAAATATATTAATTTATTATTATAATATTATGTTACAATATTATAATAATAATGTCAAATAAAAATTTAGAATATATATTTTGGACAGATGATTTTTCAATTTTGTATAAAGATAATAATTATTTGAATTTTATGCCTTCACATGATATGACTAGAATAGAACAACTAAATGCAATTACTAGATTTTGTATATATTTTATAATATTACTCTATTTAACGGGTAATACATCAGGTTGGATACAATTACCTATAACATTAATAGTTGTTACTATTATTTTTAAATTTATTTTTGATAATGATAAAAATGGTAAATTTAAAGAATTTGAAAAAATGACTAATATTAGAGAAAAAATAGAACATTTTGATAATAATGGTATGTCAAATAATAATATTATTAATGATAATAATGTTAAAATAGAATCAGGATATTATGATTCAGACAATAATTTAATTATTGGAGAATATACTGATAAACAACATAAAAAGAAAAAAGATAAAAAATATTCATATGATCAAATTATGGAATATAATAAAGCTGTTGAAAGAAAACCAACACATGACAATCCATTTATGAATCCTAATATTAATGATACATTGTTATTAGATCCACCAAAAGCAAGTAATATTGATGATGATGAAATACAAAATCAAATTACAAACTCATTCAATTCTGATATTTTTAGAGATGTTGGTGATTTATTTGATGTAAAAAATTCAGAACGACAATTTTATACTCTCCCTCAAACATTTCCAAATGGAGATACTATTGGTTTAGCAAATTGGCTTTACAAAGATGCACGTTCATGTAAAAGTAACCAATCAGATTGTTTTATATATGAAGATCTTAAACAAAAATTTAATACATATTAAATTATACAATTTTTATTATAATATAAATTATTTTGTTATTTATATTTTATTGCAATTATAATGTTTTTATAAATATAAACAATATAGAATTATTGTTTTTATAAATATATTTTTATATTTTATATGACAATTTACAACATTGATATTTTAGATCAACACGATAATTCTATATTGTTTAAAGGAATTTTCATTACCAATAATTTTATTATTTATTCTTTTCGAGAATATATAAATGGTAAGTTATCTGATAATATATTAGTTTTATCAAATACTTATTCAGATGATTCATATTTACCAAGTACTAATAATGTATTACAAATATCAAATGAACCTACTGAATTACAAATATCAAATTATATATCAAATGAACCTACTGAATTACAAATATCAAATTATATATCAAATGAACCTACTGAATTACAAATATCAAATTATATATCAAATGAACCTACTGAATTACAAATATCAAATTATATATCAAATGAACCTACTGAATTACATATATCAAATTATATATCAAATGAACCTACTGAATTACAAATATCAAATTATATATCAAATGAACCTACTGAATTACATATATCAAATTATATATCAAATGAACCTACTGAATTACATATATCAAATTATATATCAAATGAACCTACTGAATTACAAATATCAAATTATATATCAAATGAAGCTAATGAATTGCTAATATTAAATGATCATATTCAATCACAAATATCTTCGTATGATTTTGATAATAATGGTATTGTTTTAAGTCAAATGTCATTTGAGCCATCAGGGTTTGAATTTAATTTATGTGCAAGTGATTCAAATAATAAAAAATATTCAAATAATGGCAGTATTGTATATGTTATATCAGATAAAATATATATTCGAAATATTATATATAATATAACACTTGTAAAATAAAACGAATTTAATTATATTTTATAATAATATAATATTATTATAAAGTGTTTATGATGAATAATTTAAAATTTAATATGGAATATATTTGTCCAATAATAAAAAGTGGTGTACATAGATCAGGTTGGGATTATGTAATTGATAAACTTTTAAAATACAATGATATTAATTCAGAAATTATTTGTGATTTATATGTCGACGGTACATTTCATTGGAATCAACAAAAATTATTAAAAGAAAAAAAATTACCATATAAAAAAATATGGTTTGGATTTGTTCATCATACACCAAATCAAGAATATAGTAAAAATAACACAAGTGATTTTTTTAAAAATACTTTATTTTTAGAAAGTTTAAATACTTGTATATGTATTATAGTTTTAACAAAATATTTACAATTTTGGTTTGAAACTCAATTTAAAAAATTAGGATTTAAAATATATGTTGTATGTATTTATCATCCTACTGAATTTGTTAACACTAATTTTTCTATTGACTCATTTATTAAAAATAAAGAAAAAAAACTTGTCCAAATTGGTGGTTGGATGAGAAATAGTTATGCAATTTATTCATTACAATTAAATCAAAAAAACATGTCAATACAAAAAGCTTTTTTAAAGGGGAAAAAAATGGAAAATTATCATAAACCAAATTATTTATATTTAGATACTTTATTATCTAATGAATTATGTGATTTTTCAAATTGCAATAATAAAGATTTATTAATTTATAATAAATTTAAATTATTATCAATCGAAACAGCTAAAAATAGAATTATTGCAAAATATAAAAATAAAATACTAATTGATTCTTCTGAAATAAATCAAAAAAAAAATAAATCAGCATATAAAATACATCCAAATAAATATGTAGATGGAATGATTAATCATTTAACAGAATTACATGATTCTGTTGAATTAATTAATACTTTAAACAATAATAATTACGATTTACTTCTTAGTAAAAATATTGTATTTTTAAATTTAATTGATGCGTCAGCATGCAACACATTAATAGAATGTGTTGTTAGAAATACACCTATTATAATAAATAAACTTCCCGCAATTGTTGAAATATTAGGTGAAAATTATCCTCTATATTATGATAATTTTGCTGAGGCAAGCGAATTTGCAACATCTTTTGAAAAAATTTTATCGGGACATTTTTATTTAAGAAGATTAAATAAAACAAAACTAAAAATCGAAAATTTTATTGAATCATTTGAAAATAAAATGTGTTACATTTTATCTCAGTTAAAATAAATATTTATAATAATATTGATCATTTATAATTTCAGGTTTAAAAATTAAAATTTCATTTACTTTTTCGTCAATTGTTGGTTTCTCAAAATTTTTTCTATATACATTATACACAATTTCAGGTATTAAATGTCCTTTTGTTATCATTCTATAATAGTTTCTATGCATTGCTAATTCATATGTTGAATCTATATGAATAATTCTAATATTATAATTATATTTAATTCCAATATCAATATATTCTTTTCTAGTTTCTTTAGAAGGATTAGTATTATCAATAATAATATTTAGATTTTTTTTAACATTACATTCCATTTCTTTTAAACATTTTTTTTTAGTTTTCAATATATCTTGATTTATTATAACATAATTGTATTTTGTGCTTATTTTTTGTGAAAACCAACTTTTTCCTGAAGCCGGTAATCCAACCATTATTATTAAATCATTTTTAACTGGTACAAAATTAATTTTATCATAATCTTCATGATTTAAATTATTTATTAACGAATACGAAATATCAGGTATAATTACTTGTTCTTTTAAAAATAATTCTTCAGGTGTAAAAAAAGATATTCCAATATTTTTTGCAAATTTATAATCACAATCAGAATGATCAGTTTCTCTTCCACATGCATCACCACAATAAAAACTATCTTTTTTAGATATTACAATTTTATTATCTATTTTTTCTATTATTTCATCAAAAAATCCTGTCATTGGTTTTCTAAATTTGTTTTTTTGTTTAGCACAACATACAAGTGTTTCTACATTTAATGTATTTAAAATATTATCTAATTTTTTTATCCATTCTGTTTCTCGCATACCATTTAATTTATATTGATTACTTACTATAATAAAACAATATTCATCTTTAATTAGTTTATTTATTTTTTTTGTTATTTTATTGTACAATAAAAGCCAATCATTACTATTGATAGGAAATTTTTTACCTGATTTTACTTTTATTAATGTGCCATCTAAATCAAAACATGCAACTTTATTTAATAATTTGAAATTTTCTGTTTTTCCAAGTAAATATTCTTCATTATTTTTCCATTTAAATTTTTTAGTTGTTATATTATCCATTTTTAATTTGTATGTTATTTTATATAATTTGTCTAAATATTATTAAATCAATTTTTTTACTCCTGAAATAAAAACAAAAAAATATTATCTTTTAATAATTTTAAATCATTTGTATTTATTTCACTTTCAATATATTGAAATATTAAAGAATATTCAGGATCATCATAATTTATAGTAATAAATATATTATTATACAAACAAGCAAACATCCAATATATATCACCATAATTATCCTGAACATAATTTTCATCTATATAATCCATAATGTCCATAATTTTACAAATTTTATCTCCATTTATTTTGCATAAAATATATTTTTTGTGAATTAAATTTTTATTTTTATTGATTAAATCTATTTTATTTTCATATTCTTTTTTTGTATACAATTGTTTTTCAAGTTTATCCATTAAAGTATAATGTAAATAATAAATTTATTTTTATATGATCAGTATAATATAAAAATAGTAAATATCAATATTAAATATATTTATTTTTTATGTTTATGAGTTTAAGAATACAATATATAAATATTTAATAATTATATATGAGTTTCACACATAATTACGGAAAAGGTTATAGTAAAAATAATTCAAATAATTTAGAAAATTCAAATGATAAATTAAGTCAAAGAGATTTTTTTAACGCACAAAATAGAGAAACAACCGGTTTAAATAATCATGATATCAATTTATCCAGATTGGATATTGAAAGATCATTCAACCGAGATTCTAAAGAAAATGATAATGAACAGATAAATTATTTAAATAATAAAAAAAAAAGATCAAAAAAAATTGGTGAAATAACTGGTGAAAATTTAGATTTACATGAATTTGATAGAAAAATGCCCATGAGATCAACATATACAATTAAAAAACCAATTCATGATTCAAATATATATTCAGATTTTAATGTGTTTAACGATACAAAAAGTATTGAATCTAATGGTGTTGATTATTATGATCCTGCTAGTGGAGCAAATGAAGTTGGATATGCAGATGTTATGGCAAGTATGAAAAAAATATCGTCACAAATTGAACCAATTTCTAATTGTTCGTCAGGAATTGAAAGTGTTTGTATAAGAATTTTTAATAAAATATATAATTCAATGATTGGAAATCAATATTTAATAAATGGAATTGGTTTATATTCAACATTTTTAAGTTTATATTTAGCATCATCATCTGTAACTGAAATTGAATTACAAAATTATTTTGAATTTTCAAAAAAAGAATACGTATATTCAGGAATGTCTAATATATTGGCAAATATTAATGAATATGAAAGTGTATTAAATATAAAAAATTTTCTTTTAATTGGACATAATGTTCCGTATAATCCAGATTTTTTAAAAGAAATTAGCGAATTTATTATTCCAATTCAAGTTAATATTGATAATCCAAAACCAGAAGCACAACGTGTTAATCAACTTATTTCTAATTTAATGAAATGTGAAATGAAAAAATCATTGGTTAGTGATAATATAAAAAATTTACAACTTATGACATTAAATTGTCTTGTTATTAAACCTATTTGGAATAATTGTTTTGATAAAATAATTAATGGAGTATTTAATGGTTTTCCTGAAAGAAGAGAAATTACTTATTTATATGGAATAGGTAAAACATATGCGTATTATGAAGATAGTGTTATGCAAATGTTGGAACTTGGTTGTATACAAAATACAATTTCAATGGGAATTTTATTATCAAAAGACAATAATGATGTTGTAATTAATGAGGAAAAATTAAAATTTTTCTCATCACATTTAAAAGAAGCAGTACTTGATGAAGTAAAAATACCAATATTTCAGAAAGATTTTAAAATTAGATTAACTAATGTTTTGGCGAATGAAATGTCAAGTATTTTTACAAAATTAATTTGTCCTTATTTATTTCCAGAAAATACTGTTATGCATGACTGTACTCAAAATATTACTGTAATTGTTGGTAATTTAATGAATAATAACGATAATAATACAACAGGAGGTTATAGAACTAATAGAAAATTTATATGTAATAAACCATTTACATATTATTTTAAAATAATGAAAACTAATACAATTTTCTTATTAGGTACGTATAACTAATTTTTTAAAATATATTTATTATATTTGTTTGTATAATGGATTAAAAATTTCAATTTTTTTAAATGATATTTTATAATATTTATCATCTATAGTCCAAGTAGCATATAAATCATTTAAATTATTATTTTTTTTAAAATTACCATTTAAAATCATATGATACATTTTATCTTCATCAATTTCATCTTCATGTTGATCAAAATAATTTTCATCACTTTCATTATTTCTATAAATTATTCTACAATATCTATTTTTTATTTCTTTATCAATAATTTTTTTTGTATAATCATTTATTTCTGTCGGAAATATTGAAACAATTAATCCAATTTTATTAAATTTTTCAGATATTATTGGTAATAAATCTTCTACAGTATCACTTTCCATAATTGGATCAAACTCTTCTTCAGTGTTATTGCTATCATTTTCTGCAAAATGATTTAATTTTAAAATTCCAAAAAATAATTCCATAAAAATTGTTAAAACAATTTCAAAGAAAAAACTTGTTGGATCATTATTTTCATCATAATCTGTAAATGTTTGTAATTGTTTATCTAAACTAGTATAATTATTGTTTGTATCCATTAACAATTTTAATGCAAATAATTCTGGTGTAAAATATTCTTGATCTAAATATTGCAAATCACTTAAAAATAATTCTTTTTGAGACATTAATTATATTACATATTGCCATTTCTTTATGTTATTTTATTTAAAATTTTATTTATTAAGTTTATAATATATTTTTATTATAAGTTTATAATATATATATGAATACACAATCATATGCTACATATGATGAAAATGATAAAATACAAGGAAATCGGATTATTTCAGAATCAGATTTATTATTGGATTCAAGAATAAATGAATATTTAAAAAAAAAAAAATTTTATAAAAAAAATAATATAATTTCTGTTGTACCATTAGAAAAAGAATTTAATATAAATTCAAATGATATTAAAAAAATAAAATTATATTATACAAATAAAAAATCTCATAAAAATCAATCATCTGCAAATAATGTTAGTTCTGATTATGAAGATATTTATTCTGAATACAATAAAAATTTATCTACTCAGTTTCCAGATAATTTTACTGATTTTATTGATCCAATACATAATAATTTTCCATCTGAACAATTTAAAAAAGATAAAAGATTTGATAGAATTAAAATAAAACAAAAAAGAATTAAAGAAGCTGATGAACAACGAAATAATTATGGAATAATTGAAAGAAGTTATGATATGTATCAACCAGAAAAACAATTCGCATCAACAATGGGAGATAATTTTAATGATATTAACAATAATTTTTTAGACAATAATATAATAAAAAAACCGGATAATAGTTTTTATATAAATAATGATAATACTATTGATTTAACAGATGATCAAAATCAAAAATATTTTAAAAAAGAAAATTACAGCAGAACCAAAAAATATCCAAAATTTTCGGCACAATATATTGAAAATTTTAATACAAAAAATAATAATCAATTTATAAATCAAACTCTTGAAAATCCATATGTTTCTGTTAATAAGCAAAAATCAACAATGACATATAATGAACCATCAATATCAAATCACAAGCAAAGTGGGTTTATGAATAATACTAGACTTCATTATGGTAATAATGAAGTTCAAAATACCCAAAGTTATTTAAATGATGTTAATAATATTATTGGCGATTTGGATACATACAGAAAAAAAACATTATCAAATTATAATAATGTTTCAGAAATGGATTTAGACCATAAATTAACAATTCCTAAATATAATTCTAATAATAAACGTAATTATGAAAATAATTATATGTCATTACCACAAATGAATGCTGGATCAAATTTAAGCAGAGATATTGAAGTAGAAAATTATATGAAAATAGGTGACAGTTATGGTTCGAGTCAATCTAAAAAATCTAATGGTTTTCCAAGTACATTTGAATATGGTTTTCAGTACATAACTAATGAATTTCAACATCCAAATCATGTTGTATCTAATAGAGGTATTTCATCTAGATTAGATAATAAAAGTGGAGGGATTTCAAATAAATATGAAAGAGATATTTTACCCCAACGATTATAATATTGTTTTTGTAACTATATTATTTAGTGGAATATCTTTATTATTAATAATTATTAAAATGAGTATAACGTAAGCATTATAAATAGTCCAAATAAAAACTGGACTAGCTATAAATAGTAAATATAATTTTAAATATTTTCATCCAATAACATTAATGCCATAGCAGCATAATTATGCAAATCTAATAATGTATCTCTAATACCTTCATCATTAATTAAATTAACTCCATTTTTTGTAATAGACATTGAACGTTGTAATTTATCTTCTATTCGCATCAATACACCAATTACACCATATTTAGCAAATGCATCACCATAATCAATATTTTTTTTTGTAAATAATTCTAAAGCTTCTCTTTGTATTTTGGTCATTTGTTCAACTCTGTTCATTTATAAATAATATAATTATTATGTATTTATGTATGTTGTGCAAAATAATAAAAATTTAAATTTTTATAATAAAAAAATGACATATAAATTAAATATATGACATATCATATAAATATTGTTTATTGTATAATTAATTATAATTAAATGGAAAATGTTTATACAATAAATTATAAATTTTTAGAAATAACTAATGAACAAACAGAAACAAATATAAAACAAATATTGTTAAAAAATTTAAGTTTAGAATTTATACCAGAAAAAGATTGGTATAAAATAGATAATTTTAAAAAAAAAGAAAATTTTTATATTGGATATGTAAATCCTGAAGATTTTTCATATGAAAAATCTGAAAATATATTAAATTTAGATGATTTAATAAAAAATTTAAATTTATCTACTGACAGTAATTATCAAAATATAAATAAAATATTAGATAAAGATATTTACATTGGAAAAATAAATAATGATATTAACAAATTATTGGATTTAGATAAATTGAATTTATATACATTACCATTAAATAATTCATCAAAAAGTGGAAAACGTATGATATTTTCAAGTATAATATTAAGTGATATAATAACAAATTTAATTTCAAAAGTTGATATTACTGAAATTAAAAATAACTTTAATTCAATTAATCAAATATTTAAATTTAATTCATTTTCATCAACAGATAAAAATATTGAAAAGTATTACAATATACCTTTTATTGATTCATCAAATAATTTATATTCAAAATATACAATTTTAATATATTTAACTGGAGGTAAAAATAATAATGATGGTATATTAAAAATTGACGATTATGTAATAAATGAAATGGAAGAAAATACATTTATTATATTCAATCAAAAGTATAATTATATTGAAAATCCATTTTTGCAAAATAATAAAATAGTTATTAGAAGTGAATTATTATATAAATTAAAAAATACTGAATTTCAAGAATTAGTATCTTCATATTTTAATAATTCATCTTATTTTATTTCAAATGAATATACAAATAACAATGATTCAAATAAATATTCGCGTAATTTGATTGATCATACAATTAATTTAAAAAAACAAATTATTAAATTAAAATCCAAAATTATTTATTTAATTAAAAAATATTCGGATGTAATATTTATAACAAATGGATATAATTATTGGTTTAGTGCAAGAATTGATTTGCACCAAGTAACTGGAATAATATTAATTGATTATTTCAATAGTAAAGAATTATCAGTATCAGAAACAAAAATTGAATCAAATATATGGTTTTGTAATGAAGAAATAAATGATTTAACAATAAATAATTTTTTAAATATTGAACAAAGAAAAATTATATTAGAATATAATAAAAATAATAAAAATATTAGCATAACAAAAAAAATAAATGAAAATGAATTAAATAACAAAATGAAAGATATTATCAAGTATAAAACCATTATTTTTGATAGTTTAGAAAATAGTTATTGTGAAATTAAAAATAAACAGTCATATTTATTAGAATATTTTAAAAGTACATATGAACAATGTGTAGATGCATTAGAAAAAGAAACAAAAAATGCAACAGTTTTAATTTTTGAAAAAAAAATTAAAATAAATACAAATATGATAACAATAAAAGATAATGAAATAATATTATCAAATCGAAAACAAAAAATAATAAACACTGAATATAGTAAAGGATATAATACATCAGATATGTATAAATATATTGGAACAAATAAAAAAATAATTGATGGATTTCAGTTGCCAAATATTAAATATTCAAAAAATGAAAAAACATGGAAATTATCAATTGATATGTTTGATAATGAATATATTTATAGAACTAAACATATGTATGACGAACCATACATAAACTGGGATAATTTTCATAATTTTGTTTGTAAAACTGAAGAAAAATGTAATAATTATGAAAATTATGAATATTTTAAAGAAGAAAATAAACTATATGATAATAAAAATAATATAATTACAAAGAAAATTGAATTAAATAAAGAAGAAATTTTAAAGGAATATTTTACGAATAAAATAAATTGTCTAAATAATGACGTTTTACTAATGTTAATTAAAAAAATGGAAATAATGATAGATAATGAAATATTAACTTTAAATTTTGACAATATATTTGAATTGGATAGAATTATAATTAAATGTAATGATTTGACAAGAATTAATTTAATATTTAAAACAAATAATAAAAAGAAAATAGAATCCATACAAGATGATTATTCAGATGATAATGAAGAAATCAATGTTGAATTGTACAATAATAAAGATAATAAAATTATTAATCCTAAAATTGAAGAATTATATGATATTTATTTAAAAAATAAAATAAATAATATTGAATATGAAATTTTTAAAAAATTTATATGTAGTATATTTGATAATAATGTACATGTAGATAAAATATTATGTTATAAATTTTTATTTTGATTCTTTTGGCTGAACAGAATCTGCCCAAGGTTGTGAAAATTGTGGTTTATAATTATCTGTTGCTTCCAATCTAGAATTTGCTGCAAAATTCCAAAATATAGTAGCTTGTGGATCTTTAGGAAGATTATAAAATCTATTAATAGGAACTTCACGATAATTTTGTGCAGGATAAGACAGTCTTGAATTTTCAGTATCGTTAAAATTATTGCAAATTTGAGAATTACGAGTTTTAAATTTGGTTGGATTAATTGGATTATAGTGACCAGATTTAAGTTTTGATTCTTTAACGTTACGATTTGATAATATAGAATCAATATCAATTAAATCTTGACTTGGTGCAAAACCTGTATCAGATGTTCTACTTACATCATAACCTCTACCAAATTGAGAAGCACGTGGACCAAATGTAGAAAGACACGAATTTTCATTATACATTTGATCAGTTGATAATCTATATAAAAGAGGTCCTGTTGACTCATTTAATTTATCTTTATATGCACCGGTATCATATTGTTGTCTAGAACTAAAACCAGTATTCATTATTTCTATATATATATAAATAATAAAAAAAATAGTTTTATATAAAAAAATATAGACACTTAATAATTTTTTATTAAACAGTTTATTTGTAATTATCAAGATAATTTCTATAAGGATCATTAATTGCATTTTTTTTTGTTTCATTAATTGCAATTGCAACAAATTTGTCATAATTTTCTTTAAATATTAAAGATACTTCTGGTCTTAAAGGATCATCAGGATTTGGTGAAGCCAATAATGATGAAATACTTAAAATAACAATACTTAATTGTTGAGCTGGAGACCATGCATCTTTTAAAATATTTAAACAAATATCACCTTTAGAACTGATATTTGGATGATAAATTTGGGTATTAAAAATAATTTTAGGTGGTGAAAATGGAAAATTTGTAGGTATAATAACAGTTAATTTAAATAAACCACCAGAATATGGTGTATCAATAGGACCTCTTAAAAATAAAGAGAAATTTTCTTTAGATTTACATTCGGAATCTTCCAAATAAAAACAAAATTCATTTGAAGATGGATTTTGATGATAATTTCTTGTTAAATTTATCAAAGTAGAAAATTCAGAATTTAGTCTTTTATTAAGGGACATTATAAATAATATTATATTAAATGATATTATGTAAAATATAATTTAGATATTTAAATTTCAATTTTTTTAAATTTATTCAGTGTTTCTTTTGCCATTACTAGCAAAAGGTTTATTGACAATTTCATATCCAACATTTTTTATTTTTGGAATATTATTTGTAACAATAGGGCAAACTTCATGTGCTAAAACAATTGGAACAGATTTGTCAAAAGTGCTAGTACAAGTAGATGATTTTGTACATGCAGGACTGTATTTAAATTGGGGACATTTTGTACCAGGTCTGTAAAGACCTTTTAATTCTGTTTCAATATCAACAAGATCAAATGGTCTCCAAAAATTGTTATTATCATTAACACATTTATCTTTATTTTCAAAATTACCTTCATATAATCTATATAATGAAGGACTGGTACTTTCATATAAAGTTTTTTGATATGCACAATTATCGTATTTTAATCGGTTAAAAGTTCCGGCTGAACCTGAATTGTATGAACTCATATTTTATATATTATAATAAAATAAAATAATAATTCATATTATATATATAATGAATTATTTATTGGAAAAAATTTTAAATGTTAAATTAACAGATACAAATTTAATTGTTATAATTGTTGCTTTGCTAATAATTTTTTTAGTATATGAATTTTTATTATTACAAGAAAAATATACAAATTTAATGAAAAATACAAAAAAAAATACAGAAATGCCAACAATAAATACACAAAAAAATGATAAATTAAATGAGCATATGAATCCTATAAAATTAGGTGAAGTAAATATGGATTTAATAAATGAAAAAATAATACCCACTAAATTACCAGAAGTAAATATTTATTCAAAAAATGAAGAAATAATGTATCCATCAAGTGTTGACGATATTTATGTTGGAAGAGATTCTGTATGTTTTAGATCACAACTCGGTAATTTTAACTATATGAAAAACAGAAATGGATGTTTAGCATGTCAAGTAGATAAACGAAAAACAGGTCAAAATACAAATTATGATGGAACAAAAACAAATGTTATATCAACATGTTTATATTCAACATCAAAAAATCCATCAGATCCAACAGTTTGGACAAAAAAAGAATGTGTAGATAAATGTTCAGTAATGGAAGATAAAAATTAAATAAAATAAATACTTTTATTATATTTATTGTATTTATTATATTGCTACTTGTGTTAATATTCATTTTTGTTTATGATATTTACATAATTAGTAGATCAAACAACAAAAAATTAATTATTTAATTTTTTATTTAATTAAAATAAAAAAATAACATTAGACTTATTATGATTAAATTATAATAAAAATAATCATTACATATAATATAATGGCTGAACTTTTAGGAGGTCTAGGAATGCTAGGAAATTTTATAAATTCCAGAAATGATAAAAAAACATTAGATAATAAATCAAAAGTAATGAAAGTCCCATCGGGAAAATTAAACTCTGCAAATACAATAGGAAAAAATATATTTGATAATAATGCAGTTTTAAAAGTAAATAAAGATTTACAAAAATTGGGAAAAAAAAAATATATGGATGCTAATAATTATAAAAAAACTGGTGTAATACCACGTAATTATAATTATATGAAAATAGCAAAAAAAAAAATAAATATTAATAATGAACAAAATGATTCAAATGATAATACTGAAAATTTTGAAAATAATTATGATTCAGATTCTAGATTCACAGATGAAACATCTGATGATATAAGTATAAATACACATAAAACATCTAATGCATCAATTGGTAACATGAATAATTTTGATCCATCATATTTTATAGACAAAGCTGATATGTTAATTGATAACAGAAAACACGAAAGAAAATTTGTTGAAAAAACAGTTGATAGAAACAATTATTTATCACAATTTGATGAATTAAAATATGATAATCCTGGAAATCCTGTTTCACAAAATGCAGTTCCAATGAATTCATCAGTTCATAGAATTCAGGCAGAAAGAGAATTAGCATTAAATGGTGGTTATTCTAATTTTGAAGAAGACGATGAATTTGGAAATCCTGCAGATATGACATATGGAATAGTTGATAAAAAACATTTTAAACACAATAATATGCAACCATTTTTTAAAAGTAAAGGAGGAACAAATCCATATATGCAAAAACAATTAGCGGACGTTGGACAAAGAAAAATGGAATTTTTTACGGGATCAGATAAAAGATTAGATTATAAACATAAAATTGAACAAAAACCTTTATTTAGTCCACTTGCAAATATGACAAATACATTTGGACAACCTGTAATGACTGATTTTTATGAATCAAGATATATTCCATCTAAAGAAAGACGTAATGAAGTTCTTTTTCAACCAGTTAAAGTAACACCAGGATTAGCATTAGGATATAATGAAAATGCTACATTTGGATATGTTGATCCAACAAGAATATTACCAAAAACAATTGATGAAATAAGACCACAAAATAAACAACAAAAAACACATACATTCCCTGTTGTTCCCGGTCAAGGAATTGCAAAAGGAGCAATATCTGTACCAGTTAAAAAAAATAAACAAAAAATATTATTTAAGGAAAATAATCCTGCTGATATGCAAAAATCATATGCGTATACGGGTGTAGATGCACCACGTGTACGAGAAAATTTTGATCCAAAAGTAATAGCAACAGTAAATAGAGGATTACAAGAAAAAAAATATGTACCACCAGCACAGTCTAATATTCAAAGAAATACTCCGCATGAAATGATTGGACAATTTAAAGAAACATCAAGACAAAATTTTGATCAGTCAAAACCAGCAAATGTTCATTTAGTTGACGGATTAATGGCAAGACCTGATCATAGAACTTTTGTTCCTAAAGACACACAACGTGCAAATGAATTAAATTATTTGGGTCCAAATGGAAGAGAAAATAGCGGAAAAAATCAAACAATGAATTATAATGATGTACCTGAACCAACTCTAAGAAATGTACATAATGAATATGATCGTGCTGGACAAACGACAGGATCTTTTACAAAAAATCAAACAACAAATTATAATGATGTACCTGATTTAAATTTAAGAAATGTACACAATCAATCTGATCGAGCTGGACAAACAACAGGATCTTTCACAAAAAATCAAACAATAAATTATAATGATGTACCTGATTTAAATTTAAGAAATGTACATAATCAATCTGATAGAGCAGGACAAACAACAGGAGAGTTTGCTAAAAACAAATCAATAAATTATAATGATGTACCTGATTTAAATTTAAGAAATGTACATAATCAATCTGATAGAGCAGGACAAACAACCGGAGAGTTTGCTAAAAACAAATCAATAAATTATAATGACGTGCCTGATTTAAATTTAAGAAATGTACATAATCAGTCTGATCGTGCAGGACAAACAACTGGTGAGTTTGCTAAAAACAAATCAATAAATTATAATGACGTACCTGATTTAAATTTAAGAAATGTACATAATCAGTCTGATCGTGCAGGACAAACAACTGGTGAGTTTGCTAAAAACAAATCTATAAATTATAATGATGTACCGGATTTAAATTTAAGAAATGTACATAATCAATCTGACAGAGCCGGGCAAACAACAGGATCTTTTACAAAAAATCAAACAATAAATTATAATGATGTACCTAATGTAACTTTAAGAGATGTACATAATCAATACGATCGTGCAGGACAAACACAAGGTTCATCAGTAAAAAATCAGACTATAAATTATAATGATGTACCTAATTTAAATTTAAGAAATGTACATAATCAATCTGATAGAGCTGGACAAACAACAGGATCTTTTACAAAAAATCAAACAATAAACTATGATGATATTCCAGATTTCACATTAAGAAATGTACATAATCAATATGATCGTGCTGGACAAATACAAGGTTCATCAGTAAAAAATCAAACAATTGATTATACAGATGTTCCAGATGTAAATTTAAGAAATGTGCACAATCAATATGATCGAGCAGGACAAACCCAAGGTAATCAACAAAAAAGTAAAACAATTGATTATACGGATGTTCCAGATTTTACACAAAGAAACACATATAACTATAATGATTATGGACCTGCACAAAAATCAATACAAAAAAATAAAATAACAGATTATACTGATGTTCCAGATTTTACACAAAGAAATACATATAATTATGATGATTATGGACCTGCACAAACAACTGTACAAAAAAACAAAGTAATAGATTATAATGATGTACCTGATGTTACTCAAAGAGAAACAACAGGTTATACTAATAGACCAGGGACATCAAAAAGTATATATGATGCAACTAGATTAAGAAATGATGTTGAAAATATGATAATAAATGAAACTAAAGAAAAAATAGAAAAAGGGAGAAAACCAACTTTAGTTAATGTAAATAAAGGTCATACAATTGATTTTACGGAATATGAATTTCCAAATAACAGAGGATTACCAAATGAAAGAAATAATGCACCTAATTTTTCAACAACTATTAATGACAGATTAAATTATACGTATACACAGCAAAATATACCAAGATTTTTTGTAAATAATGATGAAGCACCTAAATTAGTAGCAGATACATTAGATTTTAATCCTCTTGTCAATAATATTGTTTATCAAGCATTACCTACAAAAAGAACTAATGATTTTAAAATTGATAATAGATTAATACAAAAAGGAAAAATAATAATGTATTGATAATAGATGAAAATATTAGTTGTAAATTTTATTGTTAATTTTAGGTTTATTTGATTCTAAAAATTTAGTAATATTTGAATTTGTCAAATTATCATTTTTAATTATTTTATTAATATTTTTAAGTAAATATCTATTTATAAAATTATATGCTTCTAATATTT